CTAAAGAGCCAGACCGGTCTTGATCTCGTGAGTAACTCGTAATGGCGACCTCGATCGTAGTGCAGTCTTCGACTCCCGAAGCTCCTACCAATGCCGCTTTCGGAACGAACGCCTTTGGGCGTCTGGCTTCTGCTGGTGATTTGAGCATTGCGAATGGGATGACGGCCGGGTACGGCGACAACGACGGCAATGTCAGTAATCCTCCAGCATGGCCTGGTACTTATGGTAGATGGCCAGGACAGCCACAACGTATTGGAGTGCTGCGCAACCTTGCCGGTTCAGCTGGCGGCGGGAATGCAGTTTACTCGCTTTATTTTATTTTCAACCCGAACCAGATCGTGGTGAACTTCGCTACTAACCCGGGACAGATTCCTCCTTCTTATCTTTACAGCGGCAGTACGCCGAGTTCTCTCTCTGACATTGCTACAGCAAATGGTGGCACCGGCACAGCTTCTTCGGCAACAGTCCCAAACTTTACGAACAGTCAGACTGTGTCATGGTCGCTCATTTTCGATCGGACTTACGACATGATCTTCGACACAAATCCTGACGAGAATCGTGGAGTGCTCAAGGACGTAGCGGCTCTCTACAACCTCATGGGCTCTTTCGACGGGCAGGCCGGTGTCCCAGTTTCGACACCCTGTCAGGTGGTGTTTGCCGAGACGGCTTCGAGCCAGTTGTGGGGATTTACCGGTTTCATCTCGGTGGCTACCATTACCTATGGGATCTTCCGCCATAACATGATCCCGTCCCGCTGTGAGATTGACTTGCAGATGACGACTGTATACACAGCGGCAACGCAGCCGACACTGTCCAGTGCGCAGCCTCTACCTGTTACTGGCAGTAATGGCAATACGGTCATTCTTCCCAGCGGTAATGCCGTTCCTCCTCAGAACCTTGTTCAGGGGCCCGGATGATTACGCCACAGTCTCGTTACAACGCTCAAGGGGCGTCGATCGTTCGCATGCCCAACTCAAGCGGTATGTACAATCTTACGGTCCTGCGCACTGTGCCTTCATCGGTTTCGGGGTACACACTTTACACGTGGCAGGCCGGTAATCGGCCTGATCTTGTGGCGGCGCAACTCTTGGGTAACTCCTCGCTCTGGTGGGCGATCTTTGATATCAACCCTGAGATCATTTACCCGCTCAACATTCCGCCCGGTACTGTGGTGCGTATCCCCAATAATCCGGTCATGGGTCAAGGGACGTTGGTCCAGTGACGCCTCTTCCCTTCTTTACGACCGTCCAGTTCTCGGGACCGGGTATTTCATCGTCAGCCCTGGGACCAAATACACTCAAGATTATGGAGCGTGAGTACGCTCACGATACTGCAGTAATGGAGTTCTGGGGTGGTGACGTTAACTCTGATTCATTGATATCGGGAACACCGGTGCTTTTGACTTACGGGACTTCGTCGGTGCAGCGTGTTTTTTACGGTTACGTGAATCACCCAGGGCGCACAAATAACTCGATGGCTTCGGCCAGCACACTCACACAGAGGAACTCCGTCACCATTACCTGTGTGGGTGCTTCTTGGCCCATGAAGCAGACCGGGACGCAGGTCTTCACTTCAATGGCCACGTGGCAGATTATTCAGAACATCGCTGATCAGTTCGGGTTCGATACTGACATCGTGCCTGACACCATTGTGTGGCCGAGTAAGCAGATGGCCGGTGCAACGTATTGGCAGTTTTGTGTAGGACTGGCCCAGCAGATCGGGTATACCTTTTACTGCAACGGAATCCAACTCGTCTTCAAACCTCGTCAGACCAATCCTTTGGCCCTCTCCGCTCTGGCCGCTGTTTACGATTATGCCAATAATCCGGCGGGACTCCCGATTTTCAGTCCGACCCTGGGTGCAACTAATCCGTCGGGGGGACAGCTGGCAAATCGTCAACAGGCAGGGATAAATCCTCGAACTATGCAGCCCATATTTTCTCAAGTTTCTGGTAGTCCGGCATCGAGCCTGTTGGGCTCGACTCCTGTTTCTCCAGCATTCAATGCGACGCAGCACTATGCAGTGTCTTCACAAGAAGAGGCCGACACGAAAACATCGGGGGCCGGTGCGCTCAATCAGATGTTCATTACCGCGACAGCCTCCGGTGCTGGTAATCCGCTTGTTTCTAAAGGGTCTCTGGTTTATGTGCAGAATGCTAACGGATCGCAGAACGGTCTGTGGTTTGTTACGGGGGCCATGCACTGTTTTGATTCACAGACCTACTTGATGAACCTTGAGCTTGGTCGCGACAGTATGGGGGTGACGCAGAGCATCTTTATTCTGCCGCAGTTGTCGACTCCACCATCAGCGGTCTTGGTCAGCAATGCTTGGTCGGCGGCGGCATGAGTACGTCGATTACTGAACCATTTTACGGGCTGTACAAAGGACTTGTTGTAAACAACAAGGATCCTGAAGGGCTCGGGCGCGTCACTGCCACTATTCCTCAAGTGTTTGGGAATAATACGACGGCTTCGGCATGGGCATTCCCTTGTGTCCCTGTTGGCTATCCCGGGAGTTTTCTTCCAGTTCCCAACAGCGGTGTATGGATCATGTTCGAAGGGGGTGATGTTGATTACCCCATTTGGGGTGGTACTTGGCAGGAGTCGGCCACATCGACCACGACCATCAACTATGGGTCGACGACCGTTCCAGTCATTTCGTCAGGAGTTGTGACCACCGGCACGTATATTCTTGTCGATCCTAATGGGACTGGAGAAGCAGGCATTGGATTTAAGTTTTCAAAAAATGCGACGGACGGTGCTAATGCATATCCCGTTTATGACGACAACGGCGTTTTTATTGGAGGTGTTGGATCGACTGGTGGATATAAGGTCCAGGGTGATCGTATTCAGGTCACTCCTAATATCTACTTTGGTCCCTTTCTCGGGTTAGATGGGCAGACGAATCCTCCCTCTATCATTATGCCTGGTCCTGATTATGGAGGTAGTCGGATTTGGTTTTTCCAGGGGACTCCAGCAGTTGGTTGGGTTTCTGGCGTTACTCAGGTTGGTGATCTTGGCTATAACATGGTCACATTTCAATGGATGACGTGCACTGTTTCAGGTGGAGGTCTTTCAGCAGGGACCTGGGTCAACGGATTTGGGATTAATCAAATCGGCAAGCAGGTTGCTTATGATCCAGTGACCTTCTTTTATGCATGTACATGCGCTGTTGCTAATACATGGTATCCGGCAGGGTTGAATACTGGAGGGGCACCTACTGTCACACTCCCTGACGATGGCCGATTTTATAAGGTTGAATGGACGGGCCCATGGTGGAACTGTTCGACGAATAATCTGCTGTGTGCAGCGGCTTTGGGGACTTCAACATCGAACATTATTGCCAATACATATATGGAGGTTAACAGTTTTAATCAAGGATTTGTTCCGGTTATTATTCCTCAGATTACCGGCTCTGGTCAAACGATTGGTTGTTATACCCTCTGTGGTAATGGCACACCCACCATTACGTTTGGCGCTGGTTCTACTGGTCCGTCCACTCTTGCTGCTTACTGCGTAGGCTGATATGGCTGCCTCCCTTGTCCAACTAGCGCCTCTGTCTGACACTGTTGTGTCTGGCCTGAGTGAGACCTACACCAATCAGTTGAACGTCATGGGGAACGTCGGAGCTGTCATTTATTCAACAACGATGCCTTCGGCCGATCTTACTGTTACTCCAAATGGAAACATTTCGGCCACGGGCATTCTCAACGTCGGCGCTTACGCTGTTTCTGGCATCGTCACTGACAGTCAAGGTAATACAGGGTTTTGGTCTTTTGCCTTGACCGTTGTGGGCCCTGTCTCGCCAGGTACTTCAGTGACGCCTATCATGGCTGCCCTGCCTTCGGGGGTAGAGATCCAGGTGCCCTTTCAAATCGATCCGACCAGTGGAGGAGTGGCCATACTCACTGATTATGCCGCCATCATGGCGCAGCATATTGAGACGATCATTTTGACGGGGATCACTGAGCGCGTCATGAACCCGGCGTACGGCTTTGGCGCAGAGCGGATGGTTTTTGCTCCAGTGAACGCTGGTCTTCCCTCACTGCTCAAATCAGACATCATTACGGCTATCAAGACCTGGGAACCGAGAGTGCAGGTTCAAGATGTCATAGTGGAGAGCAGCCCAACAGGGCAAAACATTCTTGTAATCACTGTGATCTTCTTGGTAATACCCCTCAATGACGTGAATACAGTGACCGTCACCACAGGTGGCACTATTGCACAGGTGAACTCGTGACTTCTACCTCTTCCTCTTTGACCCCAGCGACACCGGTGATCGACTACAGCAGTCGAGACTACGCGTCCATTTTCTCGGATCTCGTGGCGCGTATCCCTCTCTTTTTGCCGGAATGGACATCGCAGTCGATCAACGACTTTGGCATGGTGCTTCTGCAGATGTTCGCCTATGTCGGCGACATAATCGGTTACTACGAAGATCGATTGGCTGGTGAAGCCTTTATTCAGACGGCGACTCAAGCGGTGTCGATTATCAACCTGGCTGCCATGCTCGACTACCAGCCCACTCTCTCGATTGGCGCCTCGGTTACTCTGCAGATCACGATCTCTAGCGCTGTGAGCGGTCCTGTCACCATTCCAGTGGGCACTGAGTTCTCCACGCTTGGCAGCTCTACGGTAGCGCCCGTCACTTTCATTACGACCGAGTCTCTTATTCTTGCCGGTGCCAACGGGGCGACTCCGGTGACGGCCGGACAGGTTCCAGCTGTTCAAGGCACTCTCTACACCAATGAGGCATTTGCGACCTCCAATGGATCGGTTAATCAGGCCTATTCGCTGGCCAATAATCCAGTCAGCTCGAATAGCTTTACTGTGTACGTTGACACTGGACAGGGACCGACGGAATGGTCTTATGCGCAGAGTTTGATTAACTATGGGCCTTACGATCAGGTCTTCACCAACTTTGTAGATGCTAATGGTGTTTTTTACATTGTTTTTGGTGATGGAGTAAATGGCTACGTCCCGCCTCTCGGAAGTCCTTGCACCTGTACCTACGAAACTAATGTTGGGGCGACAGGTAATGTTGGAGCTGCCACGATCGTTCAGCCGGTGAGTGCTCTCTTCGGTGTAACTGCAGTAACCAATCCTGAAGCGGCTACAGGGGGAGCGGCAGCTGAGTCATTAGCTTCGATTCAGCAGAATGCTCCAGCATCGCTGCGGACCCTTAATCGGGCGGTGACGGCGACTGACATTCAGACGTTGGCTATTCAGGTGGCCGGGGTCGAATGGGCCTCTTCCATCCAGCAGACCTATCAGCTCGTAAATCTTTATATTGCTCCTTACGGTGGCGGCGCACCAACAACCGTGCTCCAAAACGCCGTCCTGCAGTACGTGGATCAGCTCGTCATGGCCAATACGACCGTGACCGTCTTGAGCCCGACGTACGTAGAGATCAATGTGATAGTAAACGTGGTGGCCTTCTCCAACTACGGCAACACGTCGACTGAGAATGCAGTAACAGCCGCAATCGTAAATCTGCTCTCACTGCAGAACACTGGATTTGCTTTCAGGGTTGGCCTTGGAGTGCTCTACACGACCGTCCAATCAGTTACTGGTGTGAACTACGCCACTGTGACCGCCCTTAATCGCCAGGTGCTCTGCACACTTACCACGCAGTTGGTGCATCTTTCGAACTATACGACCATCAATGTGACCGCACTTCCGCAGCCAGTAAATGCCGGAGACTCCTTGGTGCTGGTAAATCCGACCCTCGGCACCCAGACCATAGTTGCTGAGGCTACCGCCGCCGCTGGAGCAACTTCGATTTCGGTGAACAGCTTTACCGCCTCTGCCACATTCCCGATTAACTCCACCGTGCAAGATGTCACCGCTCTTGAGGATGCAGTAATGCTCGACAATGAGATCCCGATTGTGGGGACCATAACTGTAAATGTGAGCGGCGGGATCGTCGGATCGTGAGGAGATAAATGCCGTCTACATACCCAGGACAGCTCGACATCTTTCCCGGTGCCCCCTACGTTGACGGCACCGAGTTCCTTTTTGCTGCGTACGCCAACTATTGGATCAGCGCCATCCTCGCTATCGAAACGACCATTGGCGTGGGGACTGGAGCCACTGCCCAGAATCCTCTTTACTCACAGACGTACGGGACGACGTACCCCACGTTAACGGCGCGCATTATTGCCAGTGAGACGCTCATCGACAATGCGCCCTCTTTGAATACTGCTGCCGGGAACATCCACCCGGTCAGTACTGCCGCAGCGGCTGGAACCGTCGGGGCCGGAACAGACGCTGGTCACGTTCACGTTGGTGTGCAGAGCTTTGCTGCCGGAAGTACTTCAGGGCTTGCAGTTTCTAGTACCGACGGGCAAGGGCATGGAGCTATTAATGCATCGGTTAGTTTGCCCTTTGTCTTTAATCAGGGGTCATTTAGTACCCCGGCTACGGCATCTGTAGTTGATGCTCTTACAACTCCGACAGTGACTCCTGGTATGTGGGCCTTCTTTTTCTCCGGTAATGTTGCGCTTCAGGAGCAGCAGATAAGCTTTCAGCCGACGTCGCCTGGTTTGGTGTTATTTGCAACCCAAGATGATCTTTATCTCGATGGTCAGTACACGGGTATTATTATAAATCTGCACTTTAGTTGTATGTGCATAGTATTTTTTAGCGCTCCCGGGGCCGTGACATTGGTTGCTATCAATCCAAACGGTATTGAGTTTTCTGGGTCTGTTTACGGGCTTGGTTTCCAACTTGGCGTTTCTAATACGCAGCCGACCTAATGACGTACGCCCCATTTGGACAGTTTGTTTATGGCGAGAATGTCTTTGGCGCCCCAACGACGATCTCGATTACTACCGTCATAACTGTAACCCCTTTGAACTACGACAGTCTGCAGATTAACTGGACGCCGCCCGGAGGGACGTGGAATCACCTTATTTTGATGCGCTCGTCGTTTGGGACACCTTTGAGTGTGTTCGATAACTATGGAACGGTCCTCCTTGATGAGGACGGTTCTCAGGGCTATTCGGTGCAGTACCTTGACAGCGGTCTGCAGTCTGGCCACTTTTATTACTATGCCTTGTTTGTCGAGACGCTCGAACAGGCCACGCCAGTGGAGGAAGAGTTTCTCTTGGCCGGAGCTGGGCAAGGATTAGTTCTCACCGACTGGGGATTTGGAGACACCTTCGCTACATGGGTTCCTGATTTTTATTTGGAGTTGGATGAAGGGCTCGCCACCAGTAGTCAGCCAGATGGTCCACTTGTGCGCTTTTTGGATCTAATCGGCTATGAGATGGACTGGATACGCTCTGAGATTGAATCGCTCTTCTTGCTTACAAACGTCGAACAGATCTCTGGCGCACTGCTCCCAGAACTTGGGGCGAACTACGGCGTGGCTTACGAGCCTGAGTTGGGGATGGCGCGTTCGCGCGTGCTCGTGCAAAACGCTGTCTACCTTTACAAGAACAAGGGCACCCTTAATGGTGTGGAGTCAGCAGCGTCGGCCTTCTCCGGTTACGGCTGCTCGGCCAATATCGGCAAGAATCTTGAAATACAGCTTGATGACAGTGCGTTTGATCAGTCAGTCGGACACTGGAAGCCGTTGAACGCTCAATCAACGATTACGACTGCAAACGCCAGTACATATTTCGTTACCCCTCCGCATACCGAATATGATCCGATGCCAGTCGATTCTATTTCTGGGATTGAGGGGTATTTACCGGAGAGTAATGAACGAATCGCTGTCATTGGCGCTAATGGCGCTGTTTTAGGGTTGAGCACTTGCACTCCCGCGAGTGCAGTCAATCTCGGGATCCCTATTCCTCAAGAGAGTCCTCCCACCTATGTGGTATCGGCGTATTTTTATCCCACCTCAGCGACGCTGCGGTCCTTCTTCATGAAGATTGACTGGTACGCCTTGAACGGGTCTTTCATTTCTTCGACCACTGGGAGTTCTGTAGCTGAAGTTGGTGGAGAGTGGGTCCAGGCATCTGTGGTCGGCATCCCACCGGCCGGGGCCTACTGGTTTGGGCGCACGGTCCATTCGAGCGCCACACTCAGCACAGACCTCCACTTGATGGATGCCGAGCAGGTGGAGGTGAATGTTCTCGCTACACCGGGCCCTACGACGTGGGAACCACCGCGTGATATTCAAATCAGCCTCTACCCGATACGCCGCCAGCTCATTACAAATCCGACAGGCAAAGGAGGCACAACTGGTTGGGATACTCTCTTTAATGTCGGAACGATTGCCGTTTCAGAGGCTGACATTGCCTGGCCGGAGGGCACCACACAGGGATTTGTGGTCACGGCGGGTGCGGCCGACGTCAATGCCCTTACGAGCTGCGTTGTACAGCCAGGACTCACCTACACTGTCTCGTGTTGGGTAATGCCTGGGTCTGCTCCTGTTGGGGGATTTATTGGGAATGCGGCGATCCCTGCTTACATTCCTTTTAGCCCTGGAACTGTTTTTGTTGATAAGGACGTGGGTGCTCCGCCGAATGTTTGGAACATCTCTATATTTTGGTGGACAGCTCACTTTGCCTCTCTCGTCAAAGTTTCGACCTCGAATACTTTTTACGAGGTCGAAGGCGCATTTGTGCAGGGCAGCCTTTCGAATGTCATAGCGCCTGCGGAAGCAGTCATTGCCCAAGTCTGGATATCGGTAGATTACACTGAAATAGGTTCGCAGCACTATATTGGTGCGCCTTTGCTTGCCCCAGAGTCTTCAGTGTTGCCGTACTTTGATGCCACCTTCTCTCCAAGTATTGATTACCTATTCGAAGGTACCCCGAATAACTCGATTTCTGATTACTATCCGAATCTGCCTGCCAAGCTCTCTCGGTTGGCCAATGTGCTGCCTGAGTACATCCCGATCGGTAGCACGTTCAGTCTCTTGGTCGGTGAAGACATCGCCCAGCCTCCTTCACCTCCGGCTCCTCCGGTTGGTGCCTTCTATGACTGGGATGATGCCAATGACACATGGGACAATGCCACAGACACCTGGGGATAGCGACGGAGGTTTTTAATGGCCAGTTTTCCAGGCACTATTTTCGATCAGACGACGCTCCCAGTAGCGGGATCCCCTCGTGCAGCTCCGACCTCTCCGTCGGCCCTGTTCACTCAACTGAGCGAAGAGATGACGGCGCTCGAAACGGCGCTCGGTGTCAACTTCGCCACATTTGCCGCCTTGGCTTTAGAGTTTTCCAATAAGAGGGTCGATGCCCGGTCTTGGCAACAAAACACTCCCGGTGCTACGCCCATGAGTATAGTGAACTTGAACAGCTTTGATGTTTTTAGTTTTACGGGGATCAGTACTGGTATTACGTCTATGACTCCGCTTTCAAATGCGTCTTCGAAGCTGGGTGACGTCTGGGTCTTCTTTTTCACTGACAACGGGACTCAGCAGACCATCCAGTGGGGGGCGGACTACACTTCAACTGAGAGTGCACTGCCGTCCTCGACCAAGGGGGGATCGACTCTGCGTTTGATGGTAATAGGTACATGGAACCCAGCGACCTCCCTTATCGAGTGTGTAGGTGTTTCGTAAATGACGAGAGCCTTAGCGGCCATAGCCGCTGGATCGAGATCTCAGACAGCGCAAATCATTCGCGCCGGGACTGGGCAGTTCCCTACCGATAATGCTGTTTCAGGTACTGGGGTAACCAGCATCCCCACCGCTTCGGCAATCAAACTCGGCCCTCAAGGCTCTCTCGTGGTCGCATGGTTTACTGTCATCGGCAGTGAGACCATCACTGGGGTAACAGCAACAGGTCTGACTTTCTCGAAGGTTGGTTCATATTACGATACGGCACTCGGGCTCGATCAAGAGGAGTGGCAGGCTACTGTCCCGGCAGGCGCTGCTGGCACGAGTGTTGTTATCACCGGAACTGTTTCTAGTCCCGGGACGACGTATGCAGCCATTACTGTTGACTCTTTGGTTTCGACGACCTACGGCGCTGCGACTGTATGGACTCCTGGGACCTTTACCGTGTCTCCGAACACCAGTAGTACGAACTTGACGTTGCCGGGCATCACGACCAGTGCAACGGGTGGACAGGTTGCTTACTTAGCGTTTGGTTTGGCGCAGGGAGTGATTCCAACGGGAGGTGACAATCCGATTGGAGGTTTGGAGTTTGGTTACTCGATTACTCCCCTCCATAATGTGGTTGCCTTCAATGGAGGGTTGAAGACCTCGACGGCCTATCAGCCTGTGGCGCTTACTCCAACGGCCGCCGCTTCGCTCGGTGTTGGAACGATTTGGACGGCTGGCTTGACCCCGCCCATTCAGGGCTCGATCGCTTATGGCGGGCGCACTACTTACGGTAACTCAGGTAACTCTGAGCAGACAACTGCCGCTCAGTGGGGGTTTAATCCTAACTACTCCTGGTGCCTTGAGTTTTTGAATACCGCCGCCACTTGGGGGACGTGGCCGTCTGGTGCTGTGTGGGACGCTATTGGCGGCTGGTCTTCTTTCCTCACCTGGCCTGGGCCAAAGATGGTCAAGGTCCCGATCCAGGTAACGAGCACTCCGCTCTTATGGACCGACATTACAGGCGGGAGTCAGGATTCGAACTTTACTTCCTGGTTCACGTACTGTCATACGAACAACATTGTTGGTCAGTGTTTTGGGTGGGAGCCCAATCAGGCCTCGACCACGTATCCGTGGGGCTGCTATGGGAATGACACTCTCGCTAATCAGGCCGGGTACAAGGGCGCTGTTACTCATCTGATTGAACTGGCGAATACTCTCTTTCCTGGGTTCTTTACGTTCTTCCATTGCCTGTCAACCCTTCAGAACCCCGGCATGACGACAATGGGTCCTGGGGGACCCTATGACCCAGGCCCCACGCTGATCGACTATTACACGCTCGACGTGTACAACGTATGGTTCGGGTCGTCATGGCCCGGCGATGCTCAAATGCTCACCAATCTTGAGAGCGGGAACACGCCGAACTGGAATCAGTGGCTCAACTACTGCGTCGAGTACGGCAAGGGGATCGGCTTTCTTGAATACGGTCTTTACCCTGTTTCGAGTGGAGCGGGTGGTGCTTGGTCAGTTGGCGACGATGTTGCGTACGCGAGTAACGTGCACAGTTTGGTTAGAACGGCGGCAGCATCGTACAACTTGCCTACGATTTTTTTGCCATGGACCCAGGCAACGGGTAATAGTTCTTCCTTTGTCAACTTCCCGAACGCTACAGCTGAGGCCATTACTCTTGTCGCTTCTGATGTCGCTGCAGGACTTACGCACGCTCCGGCCACATCGTCTTTGCAGATTACTTCTGTCCCAGCGCAGAGCGGCACTGTGGGTACACCTTATGCTGGTTATACCCTCACGGCGACGGGAGGAACTCCTCCCTATACCTTCTCGATCCTGTCCACTAATCCTCTCCCTTCTGGGATCAGCTTGACGAATACCAGCAATACCGGAGTGCTCGCAGGAACGCCGACTACTGCCGAAGATCTTACTGTTGACGCTACGGTTACTGATTCCCTTGAAAACAGCTCAACGACATCGTTTGGTTTCAATGTTCAGGCTTCTGGTGCTCCCACACCGCAGTACCCACCGGCAGGTATTACTATCGGATCGCTTCTGCTCAACACCGTGTTTTCTGCCCAGGCCGCGAATGGGGCAATCAACTTCGCCAACTTCCCTGGTTGGGCTTACTGGTTTAACAACGAACCGCCAGGAATGAACGGCGTCGAGTTGTCGGCAAGCAACGTGAACATAGAGCAGGGGCAGCTTGTCTTGACTCTGGCGTCGAACACCTCGGGAGGAGCCATAGCAACGACCACCCACTCGGGCGGCGGCCTCAATATCCCGCAGCCCGCCTACTTCGAGTTCGATTTAATCGTCCCTGGTGGGGGATGGTGGGCTGCCTGGATCGTCGTCCCTGGTACTACGCCTTACGGTGAGGCAGACTTTGCCGAGAACGGTTCGACGGGTGCGGCCATCTACACGAACTATCATGGTCCTGGTGGCAATGAGTACAACGGTGGCGCCTGGTCGCCTATGCCAACCGTCGGTGAGCGCATCGTCGTTGGCGGGTTTTGGGAGGCGGGGCAAGTGCAGACATGGTGGAACGGAGCGCACGTCAAGACCCTCGTCAACGGCGATGGCGGCATCACTATTGGGTCTACCCCTGAGGGTATTGTCCTCAACATCGGAGAGAATGGTGGGCCCACTCCGCAATATCTCAAGGTTTACTCGGTCAGGGTGTGGGCGGTTACATAATGAGGATCATTGTCCCGTTCACTGAGATCCACCCCTTGACTGAACGATGCCTGGCCGAGTTCGCTCCACAGGCAGAGCGCGTCAATGTGGGTGCCGACGCCGAGGCATACTGGCGGCTATTGCGTGATCTGTGGAGCGACGGCGAGACGTTTCTGATCATTGAGCACGATATGGAGTTCACGCAGGCAGCGCTCGACGAGGCGCTGACCTGCGACTGCCTGTGGGGACTGTCGCCGTATCCGTACTTCTTGAGCTGGCGCTATGAATCCGACGGCCCGCATCTCAACATTACTCCGGTGGGGAACGCTCTCGGATTTACCCGGTTCCGCTCAGACCTGATGTCTGCCTGCCCGACTTTGCTCGATGACATGCCAGCCGACAGTTGGGTCAATGGCCGACAGTTCAGGAACGGGCGCCACTTTTACTCCCTGTTCGGCCACCTGCAGCACTATCTGCGACTGGCGCAGTACCTACCGCACTTTCACACGCCGGTCGTGCATCATCACATTTGGGATTTCCCCGTCCTCGGGGCGACCGAGCGCATCTGCACCTGCTACGGCGGCGATCATTTGGTCTGATTTGCCTTAGGCGCCCGATGGGGTAGATTCCCATCTGTGGTCCTTCTCCTGTGCGGATTTGCCTGTTTCTTCGTGGTTCAGGTCTTCAAGCTGATCCTTGCTCCCAGGACCATAGGAACATTAGCTAAGATTTTTTTAGCAGCCGTGGGCTCATTTGGTACCGCAGCTATTATATTTCCGCATCGGCCCTCTGAACTGGTTGTTTATGGAGCTGCAGGGGTTGGATTAAACACGATTTTGGATTGTTTTGCTCGTTTTTTCTTTGTAGCAGCGGACTGGATTGTCCAAGATATCGTCCGAAAGACCCCTCGAAGGTGATTTTGAGGTTGACGGCCTAGTTTGGATCTGATTATCCTTGGGTAGGTAAAAAGTTCTCATTCGTCCCGATGCTGGTCCTTCGCACGGTTCCCGCCGCAGGGAGCGGATGATGGAGATGGAGGGGAGAGGCCTGAATGTCCAGCGTGCAGGCCTCTCCCGCTCCATTACTGATTAAGGGAGAGGCAGGGAATAGGTGGCTTCAGGCTTGGCTTTGATTTCAGGAACTCCGGGCTCATCTTTGGTTTTGGGCTTTTTCGGGAAAGAGTCGGTACACCGTAGAAACGCTGAAGCACTATTAGAAGATTTCATCCGGGCTTACCATCGGAATAACAAGGGTGCCAAGGTTCGTTTTATCTTGGCGATCCCTGACGAGGGATTTACCGACACCCTAGAAGAACTCGCCGATTACGCCATTACGTCTGATTATCAAATCGGACTAGTCGGCCATCCTTCAGCTTTTGAAGACCCACGTGTTCAGCAGTATGTCGAGCAGGCTCGCGGATCTTTATGTGAGCTTTCCAAGCAAAACTCTCTAGCCCAAGGCATGGTCAACTTCCTTGGTGCTTATAAGTCTTTTTCTGATGTGAAGCTCATTCTCCTCGCTAATCCCGCAGAGGATGATTTGGCGTATATTGCGGTCGAAGTGGCGATGGGGAAAGATATTTCGGTACGCTCGCTCCTCAACGGCCTCGATATGGTTACAGTTACCCCACCCGAAAACGAAGAACAGGAGCAAATCCACATGGCCCCACGCCCCATTGAAGAAGAAGAGGAACTCGAAGAGGAGATCGAGGACGAAGAGGACGAGGAGATCGAGGACGAAGAGGAACCCGAGGACGAGGAGTTTGAGTCCGCAGAAGTAGATGAAGACGAGGACGAAGACGCCGAGGTCGAGGAAGAGGACGAAGAGGCAGACGAGGAAGAGGACGAAGAAGAGGTCGAAGAAGAGGACGCCGACGTCGAAGAGGCAGAAGAGGAAGAGTACGACGAGGAAGACGTCGAAGAGGCCGAAGAGGAAGAGGTCGAAGAGGAGGACCTCGACGAGGAAGTTCCCGAAGAGGAAGAAGAAGTCGACGACGACGAAGACGTCGAGGAAGAAGAGGAAGAAGAAGTGCCACCAGTGAAGAAGGCCCCGGCAGCAAAGAAGGCGGCGCCCACGATTAAGCGCCCTCCGGCCATGACGCAGCACGCTCTCACAGAGCTGGCCAACCGTGACAAGCAAGCGTTTTACACTCTCGCTCGCAAATACAAGTACCAGGGCAAGACGATCCGCCCCGGCCGCGGCATGAAGGTCTCCATGATGGTGAACCGGATCCTCGAAGCTGCGGGCAAGCCCGTTCCACCTCCGGCCCCGAGAGTGGCAAAGAAGACCCCGGCGAAGAAGGTGGCGGCAACGAAGAAGGCAGCGCCTGCACGGGCCGCAGCACCGGTCAAGAAGGCGGGGAAGGTGGCAGCGGCCAAGAAGCCCGCTCGGACGGCCCCAGCACCGGCTGCGGGGTCCTCGACGACGCAGCTGCGCAGGGCGGCAATCAAGGCCGCACGCGTGTTCCTTGAGTACGCTGAAGCGCTTTAACTGACCGCTGTTCACCGCTGCTCATAGCAGAGCCGCTGGGGCCTGGCAAACCCGCGAGCGGCGCCACAAACGGCTTGCACTCATCCATCACCCACACTACGGTTTGGCCCTCTCCGGTATGGCCGGTGGGACTCCTCAGAGGGAGAACAGATGGAACCGTGCCCTGGTACATTCGTGGCTTTTTACGCCCAAAAGTCGGTTTTCTAATGACCGACGTCCTCTTGTCCTCGACGAACATTCCAGCCTCATTCAGTGACACGCTCTTCAGGGATTACGACGTAAAGCGCCGCCCAGGGGCGAAGAGTATCCTCCGCAAGATCGATGCATGGGATCCGACAGTGAGTAAACCCGGACTGTTACTCCAGGGCATTCCCGGCGTCGGAAAGACAATGCTCGCCTCGGCCCTTCTCAATGAGTATCATGAAGGCTACGGGCTCGCTGGATGGACCGCCGACAACATACCGAGTGCCGCTCTCTTGGCCCTCCTTCAAGAGAAGTGCCCTGTCTATTTTATTCAGCTTGCCGAACTGATCAATCTCAACATCCGGCGCTTCCGACTGGCGGCCGATATCGATAAAGGGATTCGAGACCCTCAGGAGTATCTCGATCTCGATCATCTTCTCGAAGATCTCAAACACCGCGTGAAGGTCCTTGTAATCGACGACGTCGGCAAAGAGCACCACACCAACAGTGGCTTTGCACAAGACGAGTTCGATCTTCTCGTCCGCACACGTCACAACGCCGGGTTCACGACGATCTATACAACGAACATTCCATTACGAAGGTGGGGGGACGAATACTCCGAATCGATGCAGTCTCTTATTGAGCGGTCGTCCTTGGTTCTTGATTTCCCCTAGCCCATGGAGAAAGGGGAACTAGGCATTGCGGAACGACCGGCGATAGCTTTTGTCTTTGAAGGCCTCATCGCCGAGCTTTCGCACCAGCGGCGGGAACAGGTTGCTTTGAAAGCGCACAAATGGGACATCGCTCTTGATCAGTGGGTGTTCGATTTCAAGGTGCGTTTATACATTCAAACGCTCATTGATCGCTTCGAGGTCCCTATCGAGGTGCTCACCTGGCGGCCGATCGGATTTGCTGAGGCCCTCTATGAGCGGCTCTGGTATTACGACGTCAACGTAAGGTCGGTAAAGAGCACCACCTATCAAATCGCTTCGCAGGACATCGCTACAGACCCGTACTTTCGAATGGTCTATGACGCTGATCCGGCACACCGTTTCGGGTACGGCTTCAAGTGTCGCGAGTTTAATCTGGGGCAGTATTAATGGCTGATCTTGGCCGAGCACTCATTTCGAAGATCCTGCTCGAAGATGACCTTGCTTCGGCAGTCGAATCTGGAGTGCGTCATGACTGGTTCGAAGAGCCTGAGCACGCCAAGGCGTACAAGTGGCTTACTGAGTATTTCAGTCGCTATAGCGTCGTGCCCACGCCGAGGGCTTTGCGCACACAGTTCCCCAACTACAAGATCATCAAGGTCCCCGAGCCCTATGCTTATTACACCGACAAGTTCAGGGAACTGCATGAGCGGGCCATAATCTTTGACGCCATCAGCGGCGCTCATGACGCTCTCGAAGAGGACGATCCAAAGAAGGCCCAGAAGTTCCTCTCCGAAGGGCTGCTACGGATTGGTAAAGAGGTTGGGCATCTCAGCGACGAGAACCTCACCAGTAAGCTGCGCACGCGTTATGACGATTACGAAGAGTCGCGCAAACATGCCGGGGAGATTACGGGTATAGCAACTGGGTTCTACACCCTCGATCTCTCTTCGGGCGGTTATCATCCCCAGCAGTTCATTCTCTTTGGCGGCGCTCCCAAGCAGTGCAAGAGTTACATGCTGATGAAATCGGCGATCGCTGCCCACGATCAAGGTAAAAGGGTGCTCTTCATCTCTTTTGAAATGTCGGTAAAAGAGCAGAGAGTGCGCCATGACGGTATACGCTGTGGGCTCAACTCTGAGCACCTCATGCACGGCACTCTCGAAGACTGGGAGATGACCAAGCTCAAGAGAGGTTTTCGAGCATTACAGAACACCGAGCCCTTTATGATTTCGGCTGACATCTCGGCCACTACCACGGCCTCAGGCTTAGCGGCCAAGATCGATCAGCACGATCCTGACATTGTCTTTGTGGACGGGGTCTATCTCATGGAAAGTGAGACGGGCGTCGAGACGGGCACGACGCAGGCCTACACCTCCGTTTCCCGGGCCCTCAAGAGGCTGGCTCAGCGCACTGAAATCCCGGTTGTCGGGACCGTTCAATCCCTCCTCGGTAAGATGAAGGACGGGAACGTCACCATGAGCAGTTTGGGCTGGACGAGCGCTTGGGCCCAAGACGCCGACGTAATCCTCGGCGTGGAGAAAGTAACTGGTACCCCCAATCTGCGGGTGCGTGTGGTCGGCGGCCGGAGTATTTCTGACTGTGAGATGTCGATCGCTTGTGACTGGGAAGAGTCCCGGTTCGAAGAGGTGGCATTTGATGAGGACGATGAAGACGACTAACCCCGAAACTGTCCTGGCACAGCTCGGGATTAAGACTGTTGGTCAGGGCCAGCGCGAGATTGCGGCCCACTGCCCATTTCACACTGACCGGCACCCGTCGTTCTCGATGAACGCTCAGACAGGCCTGTGGATCTGTTATCAGTGCTCGGCCAGCGGCACGCTCCCCATGCTGGTGGAAATGGTTGGGGGTAAAGGGGAGAGCCCTCAGATGATGCTGCGGGAGCTTCGACGCAGTGCTCAGCGTAAGAAGCTAAAGCCTGAACCTGAGCCTCAACCTGAACCTGAGGTTGACCCTTTTGTAATCTTCGCCAAGTACGAGGCATTTGGTCGGCCGCCAGGCTGGGCCCTCGACGAGCGCAGGATCACCAAAGAGATCGCCAAGCGTTACGGGGTGCGCTGGGGCCAGGGCTGGGTAATACCGATTTGGTCGCCGGAGCCAATGCCAGCATTGTGGGGGTGGCAGTTCAAGCGACTTGATTACGTCTCGAACTATCCAAAGGCTGTAAAGAAATCGACCACCCTGTTCGGCTATCGTGAGCTAGAGAGCGACACGGTGGTGCTCGTTGAGTCTCCTCTCGATGTCTTACGACTGGCGGCGGTAGGTGTGGCGGCGGTGGCTGCTTACGGGGCCTACGTCTCTAATGCTCAGGTGACCCTTTTAGTTGAGTACGCCGACCATGTAATCTTGGCCCTGGACAACGACAAGGCTGGAGTAGAGCAGACCCAAAAGCTCTTCCCGAAACTGTGTCGGCGCCTCCCGACCACTAGGGTGGTCTACCCTGAGGGCATTAAGGACCCAGGAGACATGACGGACAAGCAGGCAAGGAAACTCATTGACTTTTAAGGGACAGTTGCGGCCTTTTCAAGAAGAGGCGGTCGAGATGATGCTCGACCGTAAACACCTTCTACTCGCCCACGACATGGGCCTCGGGAAGACCGTCTCTTCCATTGCAGCCTGCGAGCAGCTAATCGATACCGGGGAAGCGGAGAGTATCTTGGTCATTGCCCCGGCATCTATCAAATGGCAATGGCTGCACCAAATAAAGAAGTTCACTGACGGTGGTCTGGTCAAGGTAATCGAGGGCAATAAGAACGAGCGCACTGCCCAGTACCGCGCTGTTAATCGCGGTGATTACGAATATGTCATCATGAACTACGAGCAGGTCGTGAACGACTGGGATATCGTGCGCCATCTCATTTTTGATGTGGTGATTTGCGACGAGGTGGTGGCGATTAAGAGCCCTGGGGCAAAGCGCACCCGCCACGTCCGGCGCCTTCGGACCCCCTATCGCTTTGGCCTTAGCGGCCAGCCAATCGAGAATAAACCCGAAGAATTATTTTCGATTATGTGCTGGGTCGACAAGGACGTTCTTGGGAGTCCCGAGGTTTTCGACAAACTGTTTGTGGTCCGCGACCGGAGAACGGGGAGGGTAAAGCTCTATAAGAACCTCCCCATGCTGCGCGAGCGCATGGGCGATGCCATGCACCGTAAGACCCGCCATGAGGTGGCCGATCAGATGCCCTCCGTCGTCGAGCAGTCTTATCTCGTCGATTTCGATCCGGCGACAAAGAAGACTTACAAGTACGTGGCCCGGGAACTTATTGATCTGATCAGGACGTCGCAGACCTACGGCAGCTTCAATCTGTTCGATCACTATGCCGGGGTAAACGGTGAAGGTGATGTACAGGGTAAGATCATGGCCCGCCTCATGGCGCTGCGTATGTTGTGCGACCATCCGGGGCTCCTCGATTATTCGGCCGACCACTTTGAAGATCCCGATGCCAAGGCCGGATCTGCTTACATTGCCGAGCTGCGAACGGCGGGACTCTTTACCCGGCTCAAGTCTGCACCTAAGGCTGACGTTACGATTGAGTGGATTAACGAGATCCTCGACGCTGATCCGCGTAACAAGATCGTTCTCTTCAGTTTCTTCAAACCAATGCTGGCCATCCTTGCCGATCGCCTTAAGGTCGGCCATGAGATGTTTACCGGCGACTACTCGGTGCGCGAACGTGACGCCGCCGTCCAGCGCTTCACAAAGTTGAAGAGCTGTAGGGTGCTCCTTTCATCTGACGCTGGCGGTATTGGGCTCGACCTTCCGGCGGCGAACTATTTGATCTCCTATGATCAGCCCTGGAGTAGTGGAAAGTTCCAGCAGCGCAAGAGCCGCATTATCCGCATCAGTTCCAAATGGCCTGAGGTGACAGTGCTCACCATGATGATGCGCTACTCGATCGAAGAGCGCATGGCCGACATGCTTGAGGAGAAAGCGGCCGTCGCCTCGGCCTGGATTGACGGCAAGGGAGTGGACAAGCATGGGAGGTTCACTTTGACCCTCGACAGCCTTGCCGATTACCTCGAAGACTCTCTATTAGACCTCTGACCTCGTATTTCGAATGCTTGACACACCCGAGGTCTAGCATCTAGATTGCGAGCCGGATATACCGGATTCAGTAATCAACCGAAAGGGATCACAATGCCCACCCGCCGTACCACGACAACCCGCAAGCCTGCGCCGACTTTTGATCTGCTCGGCACGTTCAAGAGATGGGCAAATCTAAAGGGCATCAATGAGGCTGGAACGGTCCAGCAGAACAAATGGCGCGACCAGCTGAAGGACTGGATCAAGGACAACGGCGAAGAGGACGACAAGGGCAGCTTCTGGGTTACGCTCCCTGAGATCGTCACCTATGAGAACCCGGCGGGCAAGGTCTTCAAGTACGCACTGCTCAAGGCGCAGCGCAGCCTTTCTCCGGCCGTCCCGCAGCCCGATCCCGTGAAGGCCGAGGCACTTCTCCGCAAGAAGAAGCTGTGGATCACTGACGCTCAAGAGAAGGAGCTGCGGGCCCTCGCTGCTCGCTACCGGCAACTCTCGATCAACTGGGACATCGATCTCGATTACGTCACCAGTCTCGTCTTCAAGAAGGTCATAACCGACAAGGAGTACGAGGCCACGCTCGTTGAGCAGACCGAGAACTTCTCGTTCGTTCCGGCCGAGTCGTAAACCCAGGGAAAACGGAGCCGGTCACCATGCCGGAGAAAAGGAAAAAGGTGTAATGCCGAGTACAATCACACAGGCGCAGATCTTGGCCGAGAGGGACCGCCTCTCAGTCGAAATCGAGAACCTCACGTCGGCGCTCAAGGAGAAGAAGAGGCTCTTTGACGAGTTCAATGTCCTCTCTGCTCTGCTGGGCGGCGGGCCGGTAAAGCGCCGGAACGGTAATGGGAACTTCCACAAGAAGTGCCCGGAGAAGGGGTGCCCGAAGCATAGTTATTTCTTTACTTCGAAGGCGTCCTTTAATCGGCACTCCAATAAAGCTCACGACGGGACGTACTCGCTATGAACCTCTCCGATCGACTGGCGCAGTTCGAAGACGAGTTCATTCTCTGCCGTACTCGCCGCCATCGTTACGACGACATCGGTGACGACGGCAAGCGCCTTCGCAAGTGGCAAAACACTGCGTCTGTCCGGCGGGTCACGAGCCGCTGTGAGCGTTGTGGGACCAAGCGCTATGAGGCCTGGAATCGCATTACTGGAGCGATCCTCGCCAGCGCCTACACCTACCCGCACGGCTATAGCGTTGAGAAGGGCCTGGCACCGAGAAACTTCAGGAAGGAGTATTTGACCCGGCGAGCGGGTAACGCTAAGTTCGGCAAGCTGTGAGCGAGGGATGGGACGCCAAGCCGGTGTGGATGAGTGTCCATGGCCAGACCAAGGAAATGTTCCTGAAGTCGGCCCTGGCCAAGGCGCTCAACCGCCAGCTTGTCACCATTCGATCTTGGGAGCACATGGGTGTACTATCCAAGCCCCGGCTCCGCAACTATCGGGGCCGGTGGCTGTACTCCAGGGACCAGATTGAAGACCTCATCAAACTTGCCGGAGAAGAGGGACTGATGGATCCAAATCTTCGGAAGCCGTTTACTGAGCGGTTTAAAAAAGAAGCGAACAAAATCTGCAAGCGCAAAATCCAATGAGAGGACCCCACTAAATGCCAGAAGTCCGCCGTCGCCGCGTCGCAGCCACCAAGCCCGTTTCCCGCCGCCGGGATCGAGCCGCCGAGGTCGAAGAGGACGAAGACGAACTCGAAGACGAAGACACAGATGCCGCTGCTGCGCCGGTGAGAGCGAGGCGGACCACCAAGAAGGCCGCTACCCGCCGACGTCCGCCCGTTGAAGATGAGGACGAGGACGCGGAAGAGGACGAAGAAGAGGAAGACGAGGAGGGGGAAGAAGAGGATGAAGACGAAGAGGAGGCTCCCGCCCCGCGTGCTCGCCGCCGTCGCCCTCGCCCAGACGACGATGAGGAAGAAGAGGAAGA